TATTTACACCAATTATCTCGCCAGTTTCGTTTATAACAGCATCAGCAAAAGCACCAAAACCACCACCACCAAAAATTTCAACTCGTGGAGGTCCACAAACCTTGCTATTCTGAGGTCTACATCCACCTACTAATCCTTCTAAAGGTGATGATCCAGCAAAATCTCCAACATTAGGACCTATGACACTCACTTGAGGGAACGATAGACCTGCTAAATCTGTCAACTTACCAACCAATCCACTACCACTCAATGTCGTGAACTTATTCAGCATATTATTGAAATTCAACATCTTCTTAGGATCAGGACCTGAATTTGTGATAAAGTCTGTTGGGTTAGGATCACATTCTTGTCCTTCACACTCAAATAATGACAATGCAGCAGCTAATCCTTCCATTGTTTTTGTCATCATATCTTGGAAAGCTGGCATTGCTTTGCCTGTGAATTTACTCAATGAACTTAGTAGAGGTGCTATCATATTTTGTATGTCGTTAGTCAATTTAGACATCAAACCTGATAAAAATTGCTCTGCTGCACAAAGTGGCATATTGAGTATGTTACCAATAAGAGATTTGAGAAAATCACCAACAACATTTTTCAATCCATTCAGTATATTTTCAATGGCACAGTATATGTCGTCCTTTGCTTTCTTTATCTCAAGATCTTTGATTAGTTTATCTGGATCAAGAAAATCTATAGCATCATCAACCTTTTGGTTTATCTCATCAAATAATTTGAATCTTGCACCACGTATGATACCAGACATAGCATTTGATATCTCTTGAGATACCTTGTCAATCTCCTTGTCAATGTTTACAATCTTATTCAATACAGGGTCTATATACCCATCAGCAAATTTCTCAAGTTTGTTTATCTTATCAAAAAATTTCTGAAGAGATTTTGTTATCTTTCCTGTTTTTTTGTTAGAGTTTTCACAGATCTCTGGTTTTGGTATCTCATACGTCTTATTATCAAAATGGTGCTCTATAGTATTTTTCTTAGTATTTTCTTCATCTCGTACTTGTTCATTACTATCGACAATAACACCAGACTGTAATATTTTCTCTTGTTTTACTATGGTAATATGATCACCATTGTCAATACTTGGGTCTATTTTTAATGCTTTGAACCCTGTTGAACCTTTTTTCAGTGCATCTTTATACGATACCAGATCATCTATATTGTAGTTTGCAAAGAAAGATCCAAAAACAACAGGTTGCTGAGCTTCCTCTCCATCTAGGAAAAACCCAACAACCATCTCACCACCTTGCAATGCAAATGATGTACCAGTATTATTATTACCTGCACCGAACTGGGGTGATACTAAGAAGTGTGCCCAAGGCAAATTCTCATCTGATATACCACCCTCTTTTTCACTTTCACCAGGGTGATATCCTAGTATTCTTATCTTCGCTCTGAATCCATTGTCAAAGTTTTGATTATGTTCATCACGCCACACTTTATCAGGTGCTACCTGTGCAATAAACCATTGGAAACCATCCTTTCCAATGAACTCTATATTGGAATGGCGTGTTTCAAGCATCAGTCGTCATATACTAAGCACTCTGGTTCATCAGGGTGCATATCACAGAATAATTCTAAAGCATTAGGATCGTGATGATCACCCGCTTCAATCTCATCATGATGATGATCAACATACTCTTCGAGTTCATGTAACTCGTCGATTGTATGTCTCTTCATTGGTTCAGAGGTCTTTGGATCAGCAATGATCTCTTTGTCTCTTGCAATGTGGTCTTCGATAGTTTTCATGTTACTCATTGGGGGTAAATGAATCTCTTACGAGAGTAAGTCCAGTGAAATCACCGTCTGGATTACCAAATTCATGTGATAATCTAGAGATCATATACTTTCCAGACTCAGGTGAAACAAAGAACTTGTTATCTGTATTTATATTGGGAAATTCAATGTTTAATACATTACCTGCTCGTAATGAAATATTCATGGGTATAGTTATATCAAGCGTTTGAGAAAATAAAGCAGAGTATCTAGCACTTGCTTGTGCTTGAGTTCTTGCTTGATCTTGAGGTGTGGATACATCCAACCCATTCTCATTTATTGTGGCAGTTCCTTGATCTAATGTCGATAAAATTATCCTTGAGTAAGGACCATCGTATTGAGGAACTTCCTCATTCGCTTTGACAATATCTTTATTGTAATTGAAATTATAGAAGAGTACTTTTCTTGTCAATATATCGTAATACCAGTTTGCTGAACTATATGTGCCACTTCTAAGTTTTTTGAGTAGATCATGACTCTCTGTAAATTTAGGTTCAGATGCTACCATGAAATTACTCTTGATATCAAGTGCATCTTTATATGGTGTCATGGAATATGTAAACCTTCCTTCTTGTTGCATAGTAGCATCAATACTTTTGAAATTATATCCATCTAAAGTTTCAAAGAATAAGTATCCAGCACTCCCACTATTACCGTTTTCAGATCCATCACCACTCCATATAGACTTTCTACACAAATCACTGACAACTTTGAAAGGTCTTCTATAATTACCATAGAACTCAAGTGTATTAGATGTGGTATCAAAATCTGCCCATTTTAGATTTTTGTCATCTGCTATAACGTATTCACTTATAATGTCACTAACACTTACACCAATTGATCCTGTATATTTTCTGATTACTCTTGTAGTATGATTGGACATTGCTCCAATTCTCTCACATACAAGTGTATAAAGTTCTCTTTTCTGATCAATAACGTGTCCGACTATATTTGTTATGATTAATTTTAGATCTATTGGGTCGTCTTGACTAGGATGTTCTACCTGCAGTACAACTTCTCCTCCACTTCTTATTGGTGCCTGATTTATAATACCAAAAGGATCAACGACTGATATCTCAACATGTAATGATGGATCAACAATATCCTCATAATATTTCACAAAACCAATTTGACCAATAAGGTCAACATAGTCTCCTCCTCTTTCTTGAGGGAAAACAAAAAATTTGTTTATCTTATGGTTTCTAGTCCAAAGTTTATTTGTCTTCATGTTGTCATAAGTGCTGTGGTTTTACCATATTCAGCCATGGCGAGATAAGGATCTACGCTACGACTTCCTGATATTTTTATCTCAGGATTGAAAACTACTGGTTGATTGTTGTTATTATTATTTTGTTGATTTATAAGAAATATGTTATTTGTGGGAGCGAGTGCTATGTTATTATTATCACTTGGTTCTAATGAAGCATCACTGAGTTTATTGAAACCTCCAAGAGGATTACTATTTGTACCAGTCATATCTGGTGAACCAGAAGGGAATGAGTTGGACTTGTCTACATTTATTTTTACATTACCTTTTTTTTGTATACTTTTGGGTACTCTTAGCTCTCCTTTCTTAATATACTTATTCATTATTTCCCTGAATTTTTCTGGGGGTGCGTTCTTTATGATCTCATAAAGTTTATCTTGTAATATCCTTTCTTTCTTGAGTAATTCTTTTAGAGAAGGTTGTCTCTTTGGAACATTGTCAAATTTTATATTAGGATTGACTTTCTTCATCAATGCCTGTGCTCTTATCCTTAGACCCTTTGCTGATATAGCAGGTATATCAATACCAGGTATCAACTCTTCAAAATCATCAATTTTCTCTATTTTCTTGAGATCTACTTTTGGTGGTTTCTTTACTGCAGGGGTTGTTTTCAATAATCTGAACAACCTAGTTGATTTTATCAACTTCAACAATTTCACTGACACTGGTGCAGTTGTTGCTAAATCTGAAAAGTCAGTTGGTATCAATACGAAAGTAAGACCTGCTATAGCAAGCCACTTAGCTAATTCCTGACCAAGAACATTAGGTCTTGGTAGTGGAGATGGAGGCAAAACTTGAATAGGAGGTTCATCATCCCTTCCTCCTAATACTGCATCTTCAAAAGCAGAACTTTTTATATCTAATTTGTCTAATACTCTATCTAAATCATCTAAAGCATCAGAAAACACTGTTTTTTGAGTGGCAAGTAAAGATCTTTGAATTTCAAATTTTCTTCTTCTATCAGCACCAGTAAAAAGATCTGCTATTTTACCACCTGCTAAACCCCCTATAATACCACCACCTATACCTCCTATAGCAGTTCCTATCGGACCTCCAATAGCAGTTCCTAAGATAGCACCATACTTAGCACCTGCTAATGCACCTGCTAAACCACCACCTGCTCCTAGACCTGCTTGTAAATTAGTTTGACCTTCTGCTTTTCTGCCTACAAAATCAAGACCAGTGCCTAATATAGCAAGAGGTCCTACTTTACCTAATCTACCTAATTTTCCAACCCTAGATACAGTAGTAGATGTCCTAGCAACCTTTGGTATTTTTGGGACTTTTCCACGTAATAACCTTCTACCTAATAATCCTGTACCTAGAAGTCCTAGTGTCCCGACTCCTTTCCTATCTCTTTTTTCTTCTATACTGCTCTTGTATAGTGCTATTAGTGTACGATTTCTATCTGCTACGATCTTCTTTTTGATCCTTAGTGATCTTACTATAAGTCTACTTTCTATTCTATTACTATCACGCAATTCATTAGTAAGGAACACTGATGCCCTTCTTGTTATGCTTGATGTACGATTTACTTTTCTCTCAATCATACAAAGGCACCATAAGTTCTAAGTGATGACGCATTATCAAATTTATCCAAAACTCCACCACTACCAGAAAATTTTGTAGAGACATGAACCCTACTTGCAGGTTTGGAAGTTGTGCCTGAAAAACCAGAACTATTTGATTGTGTCTGATTATTACTGCTTAGATCTATGATATTATTATTTACTGTCGAATCTGATTTCACATTAGGTTCAGTCTGTCCAATATCTAACTTTGCTATCATATCAGCAAGATCTATATTTGATTCGATAGTCTGTGAGATCTGATCACCAAAGAAATTTTGATTCTCAGTGGTAAAGTTTGAAGATATTTCTAAATTTTCGTTGTTTATTTCTTCTTGTTTTACCTCATTATTGACAGCAACATCAAGATTTGTTTGCTCCCTTTCTGCTTCTTTCTCTACTCGTTGTGCTGTAGTATCATCTTTATCAAGTGGGTTACGAAAAACATCAAAGAAATCCCACCATTGATTCTTTTCACCCACCTCTTTACGTTCCTTTGGATTTCTAACGACATCAAGAAAATCCCACCATTGATTAGTGGTTTCATCTCTTGGTTTGCCCATAAGTGCTTCATCAAGACTTTGATCTTGACCTGCAGTCAGTTGAAGAGCATTCCTATTACTCCTTCTCTTATCCAAATTGATTTTATCTAATATTTTTTCAAACCTTCCAAGTTGACCTCTAAATCTACCAACATCATTCCTATTCAATACCTCACGACCACCTATCGTTTTTCTTGTAAGTTCTTGTCTCCTTTGATCACCTGATTGTTGTCCTTTTGCTAATGATGGTAAGATCAAACCAGCAGCGAGTGCTGCAGTCAGTAGTAGTGGGTTCTTAAATTTAGATGCACCTCTAATATTCGTTCCTAAACCTGCTGCGGGACTTTGTTTATTACCTATAAGTCCTTTCAAAGCAAGCGATTGAACCACACTACCAGATATAAACTCCATTATCTCTGGTGCCATCAACACAGACGCAATACCTGCACTTGAAAGAGCACCTCCTATATTACCACCTGCAAACTGTGCTGCACTTGTCCCCCCTGCAATAGATGCTAATCCTTTTCTTGAAAATAATATTCTTGATGCTATACTTTCTAAATTATCAGAGTCTTGCTTTAGTATCTTTGCTTCTTCTTTATAAAATCTTTGTTTGTTTCTAATATCAATCCTTATCTGATTCCTCATCTCTTGCATATTACCACTTATACCATCTAACTCTGATATAACCTTACCAAGAGATGTTACCTTCGGTCTCTCTATATTTTTCGACGCTTCTGTCGCTCTTGCTAACATTCTGTCGATACTGCTATCCATCCTACGATCCACTGGAATCATAGGAGATCTTGCTTGTATCATTCTACCAGGTGTTTGCATTAGCGTTTTGTGCTTGTTGTGCCTCTAGTCTCTGTTTCTCTAGATATTTTACGAGATACTTGACATAGACCTCTTTTTCCCAAGGTATCATATTCTCAATATCACTTAGAGACCAGTTATGATGCTGCATCAAGGAGAAATTTGTCTCCATAGACGCATCAATACTGGTGTGATATAGCATTATGCGAAAAAATTCGATAAACCCTCAATTAGGACTTCAGAATCTTTTTTAGTTTTTGGATTATGCACTGTGCCCTTGTACTGTAACTTTGGCATAGTAGCAAAAAATTCCTCAATCAAGGAAAATTGCTTAGAATTCAATTGTTCAATAAACTTCATAAGTTCTTTCTTACTGCAGTCCTCGGCACTCCATGCTTCATCTGTTGTAAAGATGGTGTCAATACAATCGACAACAGCATCAAATGCTCGGTCTATTCTGTCAGAGTTAGAAAGTTCAGATGCAATAAAGTTATTATCCAAAAACTGTTGCATTGAAGGATATTTCATTTTGATGTTGACATCATTATCAAGTTTTATCATATCACTATGACCCTTAGGGACATCGAGTTTTATGTCTGATAGTGCAATAGTTAGAGGAACTTTAGTTTTGTTGTCATCTTGACAAGTAACTAATAAATCAACAGACTCCCCTATTGATTTACCTCTGATATTCAAAAACAAATACTCTAGTTCAAAACTTGGTAATTTCTCTACATCAATCCCACGAGTCAAAATGCATGATTTTAGCACACTTTTGAGTGTGGCACTGATGTCAGCGTCAGATCCATTTTCTAAGGCAATCAGTAAAACTTTCTCTTCTTTCACCAGAAAAGGTCTATATTTTACTTTCTTACCAGTAATAAGTTGCAATTCAAATGTTGGAGCAACAACCTTTGGTAAAGGCATAATGATAATATTCAGTAACTTTATTTAGTACCCTATTTAGGAGATAATAGGGATATCTCTGATATTGCTAGTAGCAGAGTCAGACTCCTGTAGTATAGCACCTTTTCTCGATGTTCTATCAATAAAGTATTGTTCGTATTGGAATGTAATTGTAGTTTTTATCAATTCTGCATTACCGTAGGCAAGAGGAGCAGCGACAATATTAGATGGAAATGCTCTTTTTAGGTGATAAGTTATACTGCTAGGTAATTGATTATTGAATCTACTTGTCTTATTGAGTTTAGAAAACTCATCATTGACATCCTTACTAAATGCAGTTATTTCCATGTCACATTTATAAGTATCTGGATATTTCATTCTTCTATAGGCAGGTGCCTGACCTCTATCAGCAGAATTTGCACCAAAACCAGCGTTCAATGTACGAGTTGGAGAGATAAATTCCATCCATGCATTGAAAACGTCGTTAGTATAATAGTCTGTTTGAGAGTAAAATGTAAGTATAACATCTGGAAATTCTCTATAGGTTGCATATTTCTGCGTTATTCCCTGTCTAAGACCCTGTATTTGTGCTGTCCTTATATCTGAACCTGGTAAAACTGCTTCAGAACAAAATAATGCCAGATAACTACCAGGATCAAATGATGATCCAGTTCCACCATTCTGGTCATAAAATCCATGTTGATTTATAAAATCCTTTAGTGTTGGTTGATTACTCTCATTAGGATCTGTGTTAGCAGTATTGAAGTTGATATGTACGTCATAATTATTATTAAATGCGGGAGTTATATTACCAAACTTAGTCGATGTATCCGCTAATTCTACCGTAGGTAAATAAAATCTTCCCGATCTAAATGCTTCTGACCTCTGTGCCATCTAAATATATGATGATTACATACTATGTATGTCATATAAAGGTAAATTCAGACCCAAGAATCATAAAAAGTACAAAGGTAATTTCCGAGAAGTTGTCTATAGATCATCTTGGGAACTAAAATTTATGCAATATTGTGATACTAATAAGAGTATAGTAAAGTGGTCATCAGAGGAAATAGTCATACCATACAGATCACCAGTAGATAATAGAATACATCGATATTTTCCTGATTTTTATGTCAAATACAAGGATGTTAGGGGTAATTATCAAGAAAAGGTTATAGAAATCAAACCTGCAAAACAGGTCAAAGAACCAAAAATGCAAAAAAGAAAAACAAAAAAATATGTTGCAGAAGTTTTTGAGTATGCTAAAAATCAAGCAAAGTGGGAAGCAGCAGAAGATTTTTGTAAAGATCGCAAGTGGCAATTTCAAATACTAACGGAGAAAGAACTTGGAATATAAAAACGTTTTTCCTCTATCTGATGAAATGGGTAGTCCCAGACCAGGTAGTTTGGTGATATTTCAGTATAGTGCAAAATATAGGGAAACATTGCCATTCTACGATAGAAATCCCTTATGTTATATTGTTGCAACACAAGGTCCTGCGTTTTACGGTGTCAACTTACATTACACACAACCAAGAAATAGAAAGGCAACTCTGAGTTACATTGATGCTGGAGATGATGTAACTAAGTTGCCTGGATATAATAAATACCTAAGATCCTATGTCAGATCAACATTCATAAGACTTGTTGGGGATGACATGGAGAAAGCAGCAGATATGGCATTTGAAGATTTCGTACAGACTGTCAATGGAATAGACATTTCCACATCACCTTTTCTTCCAAGTTTTTACAAATAATGACGTGTATATCACCATTAGAAAACGGTACTTGCACTAGGAGCACAACCATTGAGGTAAATGGTACAGAGGTAAAAATGCATGTAGATATATCTCTTGATGGTAACACAGGAGTTCCTACATTCACACAGAACAAGGGTGGATGGCACTTTGTTCCTATATTCCCAATGTTTCTACAATATGCTCATACTGACACTGTAAAATTAGATGATGAGTTAGCAAATGCAATCCAAAATGATGAGAACAACGTAGTAAAAGATGCATACAATGAAGTTATATCAGATGTAAAAGAAGAAATTGAAGCAGAGGGTGGGAACGTAGAAGTTTTTGAACAAAGAATTGATGAAAATACATCCAGTAACAATGATGAAGCAATAGAGACAGGATTAGATAATCAAAACGTCAACACTGATGATAGTGATGGAACGGGTAATGAAGAAGAGGGTGAAGCTAATGTCGAACCAGCAGAAATTATAGCTCCAAACTTCATACCAAAAGCACCTTTAGTTTACCCAATTGACATGCTGATTGGAGATGGCACAGAATCTCAGGACTATATTTTCTTTGAGCAATTCCAATATTCACCTCCAAACCCTCTTGAGGGTAAAATGTTGACTGATGCAGGTATGGACATGGAACAGGGAAATACACAAATCAACAGTGTGGAGAATGTTCTCAAATTTGGTGTAAGAAGAGAAACTAATATAAAAGAAGCATATGGAACATGTACTTTACCAATACCGAACAAATTAGGAGTCAGTAATGGAGTTAGTTGGGGTGAAGCAAGAGCGAACGCAGTAGAACTTGCAGGTTTCTCTGCTGCAAATAATACAATAAGAGATCAACTTGCAAATTTTGATTTAGGTCAATTATTGAAATCTGGTATACAGGGAACAGGTGATACATTGAATCAACTAAAGGAACAAATAAGAGATCCTAATCCTAATAGTCCAGATGCAGGTTCTATCATAAGTGCTACATTAGCAAAAGCTGTTCTATCAAAATTGAATATAAATGTAGATATTGACCAATTCATAACAAGACAAACAGGTGCTGCGTTGAATCCCAACCTAGAATTACTATTTGGAGGACCTCAACTAAGAACATTCTCCTTCAATTTTGACTTTGCCCCAAACACTGCAAAAGAAGCAGACGTTGTAAGACAAATTCAAAGATGGTTCAAACAAGGTATGTTACCTGCAAGAAGTGGTACCACTGGTAGACCACAGTCACTATTTCTTGGATCTCCCAATGTTTTCAGAATTGCATATAAAAACAGAGGAAGGAGAATAAAGAGTTTGAACGTAATCAAAATATGTGCACTTACAACATGTCAAATTGATTTTACCCCCGATGGCACATATCAGAGTTATGAAGATACAAGGGCATTTTCTCAACCTGTAAGAAGCACAATGGGTCTCACATTCAATGAATTGACACCTATATTCAGAGATGATTATGGTACACCACAAGGAGAGAATTTTGTTGTAGATCCAAGTATATCAGATTTGGGCACAAATCTCACTGGCAACAATGCAATCTCAGACACCGACATAGGATTCTAATGGCATATTTCGATTTATTCCCAAACGTCCAATTACCCTCTTATTCTAATAAGAGAAATTCAAGTCATGACACCATAATCGTAAAAAACCTCTTTAAAAGAGGAAAAGTCCGTGAGGACTTTTTTCAGAATGTCACAGCATTCAATAAATTTTTAGTCGAAGGTGATGACAGACCTGATAATGTCGCCTATCAATTATATGGTGATGAAGAATTGGATTGGGTTGTTCTTATTTCCAATAATATGATAAATGTGAGGGATGAGTGGCCTATGAGTCAAGGTGACTTTCAAAGATACTTGGACAATAAGTATGATCCAGTGCAATTAGGTCAAATTCACCACTATGAGACAAAAGAGGTAAGATTACCAAATAGCATTTTAATCTTACAGAAGGGTTTAGAGGTAGATGCTGATTTTACGTTTTCTTACTCATATCAGGGTGTTGACTATAATGTCAATGATGTCACTTCTGTCTCTAATTTGCAATATGAGATACAGAAGAATGATGATAAAAGATCAATATATGTAATAAAACCAGAATATGTAAGTATAATCATATCAGACATGAGAGAGCTTATGAAGTATGAAGACAGTTCTCAATATATTTCAAGAAAACTCAAAAAAGGCGATAATATGCGAATTGTTGAACCTCGCTAAAAAACCTTAAGAGCGATTTTTGCCCTGAATTTTTTTTGCCGTTTTTTTGAAATCAAAAGTCGTTTTTGCCTACAGATAATGCACTCCGATGTGATATGCAATAGATACTCTGTCCTCCTCTGACTTGTTCACATCTACGTAGTGTATGAGGTTGCTGTTGAAAAATAGTCCTCTATTAGTCTGAGGTGTGAAGTACATGGCATTATAGTCTCTCTTCGCTATGGTGCATGTATTCATGAACTTATTGGGGTATGGATTCATGACAATCAAATCACCTGAGTTTTCGTTTGCTTTCAACCAAAAAGCACCACTAAACTCTCCAACAGTGTGATGATGCATGGTGTTTGATGCACCAGTAGGGTTTATATTGCAAAATAATTTGTTGAAGTTGACCCAATAGGGTTCTTCTATCATATAGTGCTTGATATATTTTTTGAACTCTCTTAGAATTACATGTTTGATAGGGTGGTCTATGTCCTTCTGCCAACCACCATAGTTTGAGTTACCATCTGACTCAGGGCAGACTTTCTGTAGGTCATACACATAAGATAAACAAGAGTCTACGACAGATTGATCTCCATCGTAGACTCCTATTGTCTCTTCAAATGAGACGTATTGCATTACTCTTCTGCTAGACGCTGAAAGTATGATAGAGCATCATCATCTGTAGATGCACCTGCAGTCACTGGTTCTGGTGGTGCAGTTACTATCTCTTCCTCCTCGTTAGCAACCTCTGGTGCTACTGGTGGACGTGATGTGTTCAACACACTGTTCAATCTCTTTTCAAGATCAGCATATGATTTGAACTGATCAGCAGCAGTGAACTCTTCTAAAGAGTATTGCTTCTTCCAGATTGCTTCAAGAGCATCGTCATCATCAAGGAGTGCACTGGTAGCAGAGAACTCAGATGAATCGTAGTTACGATAACCTGCAACGTTCTTTGCTTTCAACTTGAAGTTAGCACCCTTCCAGAAATCAAATGGATCGATTGCTTCCTCGTCTTCAAACTCAGGTTGCATTGCTGCTGTGAGTTTGTCAAAGATTTTCTTACCAAACTTGTATAAGAATACTTTTCCCTCGTTCTCAGGGTTAGTAGG